GGCTTATGCCAACCCCCGACGAGTGTGCGTACCCTATGTATTGAAACGGCTGCGTGATTACGTGGGAATTCTTGGCATTGTTCCCGGGGGAAAGTGCCTTGATGCCCCCATCAACGTGAGCACGCGGTGTAGCACGACCTACAGCGCGTTGCGCCAAGCGATCTACGACACGCTTCTGCCGCACCAGCGCGCATTCGTCGACGACACCGACCACCTGCTCCTCGGCCTCTGCGCCGGATTCGGCGCCGGAAAGACCGTCGCCCTGTGCGCCAAGACGGTGTTTCTCGCCATGGACAACCCTGGCAAGGTCGGAGCAGTGTTTGAGCCCACGTTTCAGATGGTGCTCGACGTTTGGGTGCGTAGCTTCGACGAGTTCCTGGAGCGCTTCGACATCCAGTACGACTACCGCGCCAGCCCCCAGCCCGAGTACACCCTCCACCTCCCCCACGGCACCTGCACGATCCTGTGCCGGACGCTCGAAGCATGGGGACGCATCCGAGGCACCAACCTCGCATTTAGCTGCGCTGACGAGCTGGACACCAGCAAGTACGAGCTAGCGCAGAAAGCCTCGGAGATGATCCTCGCCCGCTTGCGCGGCGGTGCCCACCCCCAGTTCGCCGTCGCCAGCACGCCAGAGGGCTACGGCTGGATGTGGAACACCTTCGACCAAAAAGCAGGCGCCGACCGCCACCTAATCCGCGCGAAGACGCAGGACAACCCCCACCTCCCCCCAGGCTTCATCGACAGCCTGTACGCCAACTACCCACCCCAGCTCCTCGCCGCCTACCTCCAGGGCCAGTTCACCGCCCTCGACAAAACCACCGTCTACTCGTACTTCGACCGTGACGTGCACTGGAGCGACGAAGAGCTCCGCCCCGACGACATGATCTACGCGGGCTGCGACTTCAACGTCGGCACCTGCTTCATCGAAATCTGCATCCGGCGCGGCGACGTGTTCCACTTCCTCGACGAGTACCACGTCAAGGACACGCCCAACATCGCCACCCGCCTGAAGGAGCAATACGCCCAGCACATCGAACGCGGCCTCCTCACGGTGGTGCCCGACGCCGCCAGCAAGCACCGCACCACCACCAACGCCAGCGAGAGCGACCTCGCCATCCTCAAACGCAGCGGCCTCCGCATCAAGGTCCAAAACGCCAACCCGCTAGTGGAGGACCGCGTCAACGCCGTCCAAATGCTCCTCCTCCACAACCGCCTCCGCATCCACCCCAGCTGCAAATACCTCATCCGCGCCCTCGAAACGCAGACCTACAACCAGAAGGGCACCCCCGACAAAAGCGGCACCGGCCTTGACGACAAATCCGGCCCCGTCGACGCCATGGGCTACGTGATCTACAGCCTCGCCGGCCTACGCCGTTATCAAACAGGCGGCAGCAACTTCCAATTCAAGTAACGCGCGGAATCCTAGGCGTACCCAGAGTTTTGTCTGCGCGTGGCGGCCAATAACAGCACCTACACCGGCTACGACTTCACCACCGCCCGCAAGTACACCCCGCTCCCTGCCCTTGCACCCCCTGGCGCGGCGGACGACCCAAGCGTCTTTAGCGCTGCTGTGCTCTCGATGCTCCCGCGCTGGGATCCCATCAACATCTGCATGGGCGGCACCAGCGCCCTCCGCGCCGACGCCAAGCGCCTGATTCCGCAGGAACCCCGCGAAGACGACGGCGCGTACCAACGCCGCATCTTCCACGCCGTCCTCCCCCCATTCCTCCAGCGCCTTGCGAGCCAAGCCGCTGGCCTGATCCTGCGCAAGGGCATTCAACTCCAAGGCGACCCCTACTGGGACGAGTGGGCCAAGAACGTCTGCGGCGACGGCACCAGCCTCAACAGCTTCGCCCGCCAGCAACTCGAAACCGCCCTGCTTTACGGCCACAGCAGCGCCATCGTTGACTACACCCCCACCCCGGCCCGCACGCTTGCGGAGCAACGCCGCAACAACGCCAAGCCGTATCTAATCCACGTCAACCCCCAGACGATCCGCGGTTGGCGCACCGCCGGCAACAACCCCCAAGCGGAGCTGACGCAAGTCCGCATCCACGAGTTGGCGCTCGAAGAAGAAGGGCGCTTTGGCGAGCGCCAGGTCGAGCAGATCCGCGTCTTAGAGCCCGGCCGGTACGAGATCTGGCGCAAGGACACCCCAGGCAACTGGGCGCTGTACGACAGCGGCACCACCGACCTCAACGGCCTCCCATTCGTAACGGTCTACGGCTCCCGCGCCGCCACCCTCATGAGCACCCCACCCCTGCTGGAGGTGGCGTACCTCAACATCGCCTATGCGCAGCGCTTCTGCGACTTCATGCACTCCGTGCACGTCGGCGCCATGCCCATTTTGACGATGCGCGGCTTCGACCCCGATGCCGACAGCCCCATCGGCATCTCCGTGAACACCGCGGTGTTGCTCCCAGTGGACGGCGGCGCGGAGTTCGTGCAACCCACCACCGACGCCTTCGACTCCCAGCTCAAGTGCCTCGAAGCCCTCGAAGAGCAAATCTCCCGCCTGGGCATCAACACCCTCACCCGCCAGAACACGACAAACGCCGCTGCCGAGTCCAAGCGAATGGACCGCATCGACAGCGATTCGATCATGGCGTTGATCAGCGCTGACCTCGCCAACGCCCTGACCTCAATGTTGGAGGTGGCCGCCCAGTACGTGGGCATCGAGCCCCCGCAGGTTGTGATTGAACAGGACTACGACAACAAGCTGCTGGACGGCAACAGCATCACCGCCATGCTGCAGCTGTTCATGCAAAACGCCATCAGCCAAGAGACGCTGTTGGACGTGCTGCAGCAGGGCGAAGTCCTCCCCGCGGGCCTGGACATCGAAGAGGAAGTCACCCGCACGCGCGACTACGTCAACGAGCAGAACACGGCGTTGGGCCTCGACCCGTTGGCGATGGATCCCGACGCCATCCCCCGCACCAACGAGATGCGCGCCGGCCAAGGGGAATCACTGAGCAGCCAGACCCTCCCCACCCCCATGCGCCCCGGCCGCAACCCCGCCTGACGGCGAAAACAGCCATGCGTCACCACCCCAGCTGGAGCGAAGTCAAAGCAGAAGTTATGAAGAACACGGTGCCCCTAGACGCCACCTGTGCAACGTGTCGTTGGTGGCACCCACCCGCACCAGCCGCAGCCGTAGGTAAGTGCCACCGATACGCCCCTAGTACGCAAGGCTGGCCCACCACGAGCGCCGAAACGGATGTATGCGGCGAGTGGACGACTGACTACCTACCGGAAGAGCGCACCGGTCGACTGATCGCAAGGCAGACGCGCAAGTGACCCCAGACGAGTACCTCTACGCCTCCCAAGCGGCCCTACGCCGCAACGAAAAGAGCGTCGAGGACGACACCAAAGCGCTCCTACTTCTGCTGCTGTGGCGCCTACGCCAATCGCTGATTGCATCGCTCCCAAACACCGGCATCAGCCGCCAGCTGGTTCTAGAAGCACTGCTTGCTCCCTTCGCGCGTGAGCTCCAGGACTACAGCGCCCAGTTCCGCAGCATCCTGCTGCTGCAGCTGGAGGAGGTCGACGCCCAACACGCCCGCCGCGCCGCCGAGTATGCGCGACTAGCGATTACGGCCCGCGACTACCGCCCGCGCCGCGGTGACGACCTCCTGCGCACGGCCCGCAGCGGCGGCCTGACCCTGCTGGAGCTATTCGCGCCCGACCCCACCACCGGCCTTAGCCCTTACACCCGCGCCCACCTCCGCGCCATCCGCGCCAAGATCCTCGCCGGCTTGATGCGCGGCGACCCGACAATTGAGATCGCCCGCACCATCGTCGCCGAGCGCACGCGCCGCGGCTACATCCAGCCCATTAACTCCCGCGGCACGATCTACAGCGCTCTCCGCAACCGGGACACAGCCTTAATCGCCAACGCGATTTGGGAGGTAAGTGGTTACGCGGAGCGCGCAGTCTTCCAGCGAAAGGACTACCTCACCCGCCAGTACCCAGTTACCCCAGACGCCCCAGCTTTTGCAAGTGCTGGTTGGCGCTATCACGCCACTTTGGACCCCAAGACCTGCCCAGTGTGCCGCCCCCTTGATGGTCTCACGAGCGACCGCGCCACCGGCTTCCCCTACATCCCACCCGTCCATCCACGGTGCAGGTGCCGCATCCTTCCTATACCAACGCCGCCGTAATCACACGGACACGGCGTAGCCGCCGGCAACTTAGTGCGTACATTTACTTCACCCCATGCCTGAGCAAGTCGTGGGGACTCCTCCAGTGGAGGAGTCAGTTGAGTCCGTGACTCAGCAACCCGCCACCGCCCCAGCAAGCGACGACGCCTCCGCCCTTCGCGCCAAGTTAGAGCTTGTCCAACGCGACAATCTCGCAAAAGGCGAAGCAAACAAAGCGCTCAACGAGCGTCTTGGCGATTCCGAAAAGCGTCTTCGCGAGTTAGAGGCAAAGCTCAAGACCACAACTCAAAAATCGCTGGAGGACTCCGGCGAATACAAACAGTTGTGGACTGACGCAACCGCAGAGAACGCCCGGCTGGTGCAGCGCATCAGCGAACTAGAGGCCCAGCTCAACGAAAAGGACAGCGCCATCAGCGCCGAACGCCTCCGCGCCACCGCGCTTAACGCGATCAGCGCCGCCAACGCCCTTGCACCCGAGCAGCTCTACGGCCTTCTTGCCCCCCAGCTTCGCGAAACCAACGGCACCCCGATGGTGGTCGTGAACGGCATCGAGCAACCGCTCGACGCCCACCTGCAGACGTTGAAGTCAGCGGGCAGTGGCTGGGACCACCACTTTGCAGCAACTGCAGCCCGAGGCATGGGCGCGACTGCCAGCGCCACCAGCGCCGGCCTTCGCAATCCGTACAAGAACGAGAGCTTCAACCTCACCGAAGCTTTACGGCTTGAAGCGGAAAACCCCGAGCTCGCCCGCGCCATGAAGGCCGAGGCGAGTCGCGGGTAATTCACGGTAAACCCCGCCCTTAAGGAGCAATGTCTCTCCAGAACATGGGAGGAACCTTCCTCTCAAACTTGATTGTCAAGCCCCAGTTCCTCGACTACACAGCCGAGCGCATTTTTGAGCAGAGCGCTTTTGTGCAGTCCGGCGTTGTGCAGCGCAACGCTGCCCTTGACGCCCGCTCTGGCGGCACCCGCGTGCGCGTCCCCCTGCTGGATGCGATCAACCCCACCGAGGAGGTGATCACCAGCGGTAACAGCTGGGGCACCAGCGGCGCCGGCTACCTCACGTCTCAGAACGTGACGGCCGACGAGCAGATCATGACGATTCTGCACCGTGGCTTCCAGTACGCCACCGACGACCTCAGCCGCCTCGGCTCCGCTGCCGACCCTCTCGGCCACGTTGCGAACCAGCTGGCTGCTGCCATTGCCAAGAAGAAGACCGGCACCCTGCTGGCTCAACTCGGCGGTCTGTTCGGCAACATCGCCGGCTCCGGCGTCCTGGGTGCCAACACCTTTGATGCCACCGGCACCACCACCGCAACCAGCGCCAACTATCTGAGCGCTGCCAACGTGGTGAAGGCCAAGAACAAGCTGGGTGAGCGCGGCAGCGAGCTGACCGCCATCGCCATGCACAGCAACGTGGCTGCCTACCTGGAGGAGACCGGCTACCTGCAGGTGCAAGTAAGCGGCGGCAGCCTCTCAAGCGCCTCCGGCCTCACCGGCGTGTCCTACAACACCTTCGCCGGTCTGCGCGTCATCGTCGACGACCAGATCGGCGTGATCAGCGGCGGCACCGCCACCCACCTGAACAAGTACCCCGTGTACCTGTTCGGCGCCGGCGTTGTGGCTGAGGGCGTGCAGCAGGATCTGCGTGTCGAGACCGACCGCAACAAGTCCAGCTTCCAGGATCTGCTGATCGTGGACATGCACTACGGCTACCACGTTCTGGGCACCAAGTGGGCCGCCGCCGGTGACAACCCCACCAACGCCGCCAGCACCGGCAACCTGGGCGCAACCGGCTCCTGGGGCCTGGCCTACAACACCGTCAAGAACGTGCCCCTGGTGCGCCTCTTGGTTAACACCCCCTATGACGCCGGCGTCTACGCCTGATCGCCATAGCGAGCATCACAGCCCCCTCAAGCAGGGGGCTTTTTTTTTTTTGCGTTCAGCCCTCGATACCCAACCGCGCCCGCTCCTGCCGCTCAAACACGCCCACGGTATCCACGCTCATCTTGTAGCTCTGCAGGATCACCTGATTCACGAGCACGTAGCCCAGCTCAAGCTTCTCCGCGATTTCGGGGACAGTCGCCCCAGCATCTTTCATTTCACGGATTTTGGGCACCACGTCTTCCCACTTACGCGGTCCTTTAGCAGCGAGACTCTCTGCTGCTTTTGCGCTCTTTTTACGCCCCGGCTTTTCTGCCGGACACGCTTCTACAGCAGTGTCCTGCTGTTCTTGGGCTAGATCGCTCACTGTGGGTATGCAGTTACACCCAAAGTTGCCCCGGAAACCTAGGCAATCGCGCAGAAGCCAGTGCCCACCCTCGTTGCGACTGCTGGAGCCAGCAACGCCAACAGCTACTTAAGCGTCGCTGGAGCGGACAGCATTGCTGACGGGATGGTGGGGACGCTGGCCTGGAGCAGTGCAACGAGCGATAACAAGGTCCGTGCTTTGATCACAGCCACCAACGGTTTAGAGACGTTGGGCTGGATCGGCACCAGAGCCACGACGACCCAAGCTTTGGCGTGGCCAAGGTCCAACGCAAAGTGCGGCGACAAGGACTACACCGCAACGCAAATACCGCGAGAGGTTGAGCTAGCTACCTTCGACCTCGCCAACGCCCTACTCGGCGACCCCACCCTGCTGCGCAGCACCCCCAGCTCCAAAGCACTTGTGGCCGGCGTTCCAAACCGCGACCTGCGCCGACTGAAGTTGGATGTGATGGAGATTGAGTGGCGCACTGACGTTGGCAATTCCACCACCGAAGCGGTGACTCCTTTAACAGTGCTACCTCACTTAGCAGCAATTCTCGGCTGTTTAACCACCAGCACGACGCGAACGGGGCTTGGCGTCGTACAGGTTCAGCGCAGCTAGGTAGCGTTAGCCATACGCAACTACATTGGGTAGGCCCGAACCGAGTTCATGGCTCAGGGTGCCCCGCCCACAGACGCGCCTTCTGCAACGCGCCACCGCCCCCGCACGGGCTACTTAGCGACCCCGCTATCGCGAGAGGAGCAACGGCGCATCGCTGCGATGTACCGGGAGCATCAAGGTCTTCTGCGGATGATGGGGCGAAAGCTATGCCGCAAATACCCGTTCGTTAGCGCAGAGGACGTATTCAGTTGTATTGATCAGGCGTTTATCAAGACGTGCCGTGCGTGGCAACCCGCCAAGGGCACGTTCAGCACCCTGCTGACAGTGTTTGCGGAGGGCGACGTTCTGCACTTCATTCGCGACCACAACTGGCTCGTCAAAGCCCCCGGCACCGTCCGCCGCAACGGGCAGCTAGCCCGCCGGCTACTAGACAAGGGCTACAGCAGAGCTGAAGTGCTGACGCAACTCCAAATGACTGAAGAGGCGCTGCGCCTCGCCTTAGTAGCCACGAGCCCCACGGATCACGACATCCGCGGCTTCGACCTACATGTTTGCCCGCGCCCTACGCCGTACGAAGTCTTAGAAGCCGAGGAAATCTAGGAGCAACCAACGCTTAACAGGTCAATGGCTACGGGTGCGTTCTTTAACTCGCTCAACTATCGGTTCTGGGTTAAAGCTGGTACTACCGCTAGCACCCACCCCACCAACAGCACTGGCCTGACCGAGGTGCTGTCGCTGACTGAAGCCGGCATCCAGGGTTCCACCGAAACCCAGGACGTTCTGGACTACGGCAGTGACCTGGGCTTTACCGCAACGGTGGTGCAGCGCCAGAGCTACAGCATCCCGATGCAGATGAACCTGAACCTCAATGACGCCGGTTATCAGGTACTGAAGAACGCCGCCCTCAACGCTGCCACCGGCGTCACGGTTCAGTGGTATCGCGAATCCCCCGAGCAAAGCGCTGCTGGCAACCCTGAGTACCACTCGGGTGTGGCTTGGGTGACCGACTTCTCCGAGTCGATTGCTGCCGGCAACGTGGCATCTGTGAGCTTCACCCTCACCGGTTACGGCGCCTACACCTGGAGCGCTGAGACCAACGCCTGATAAGCGGCCGCCCCTAGCGCTGGGGTGGTGGTGCTAGGGAAGCCCGGTTAGCTAGATGGCTGACCGGGCTTTTGCTATGACCCACCACGCCAGATGTTGCTGAAAACGTCTAGGGGCGGCTGTGACTGGAAGGCGGCTTCAATCCAGTTGCGTGCCGGGCGATTGGGCATCGAGACCGCATCACGCTGCCCAGGAGGTGTGTAGGTGCCGTAATCGCCGCCTGCCAGGACACGGCCGGAATAAGGCGCTTTCCACTCAATTTGCAGCGTGATGGCACCCTGTTCCCGCACCACCTTTGGTGCGGTCATTGAGTCCAAAAGGCGGCCGGTATCCACGATGTCTCGGCGGCCAGCACGCACGACGACACCACGCTGCCCCTGTTGACGCTCACCTCCCATCAGCAGGCTGACGCGCCTGCGGGTGTCCCAGTTCCAATTCCAGACGGGATTGGACATCTGGAGGATGGTGGCTTGGGCGTAGACCGGGCCTGCCTGCTCCAAGGTGTCGGCCACCTTGTCGAGGATGCGCTCAGGCTTCCATTCGATAAAGGTGACAGTCATCCCATTTGCTCACGGGACGCCAGTTGAATGCGCTCACCCAGCGCTGCGTTGAGGGTGCTGCCAATCAGGCCGGTTTTGCCGTAAGGGAGGCGTACACCAGTGACTTCGCAGGGCAGCACACCTTCACTAGCGAAGTTGACGGTTCCGGTGGTGCCGACAACGATCCGTGCGTCGAGGGTATCGAGGGCGTAGCCATCGAAGACGGTTTCTTGAATTTCGACGCCGGGGAATGAAGTGCCACTGATCTTGTCGGACTTGAGGAAGAGCGAAACGGTGACGGATTCCGTTGCGGGCAGGACGTTGCCAGTGGTGGTATCAGTCACCACCCCCGTTGCGGCCACATAGAAGGTGGCAGTGGCGTTAGCGAGTGCGCTGAGAGCTGAAGCCATAACCGAGGTTTCCGGGGCAATCTCGGTTACAGGAGGCGTGTGCCGGTGGCGGAGTCAAATCTCGGTACAGCGGTACTAAGCCTCCGCGTCGAGACTGGCCCTGCGCTAGTGGCACTTGACGCATTTCGTGCCCAAGTTAGGAGTTCGCTCGGCACTGCTGACACCTCCGGCCTGTTCAAAGGAGTCGAGGGTGACGCCAGAGCAGCAGGTGAAAAAGCGGGCAAGGCGCTTGCTGATGGCGTTAAGAAGCAGACAAAGGAGCTTAAGTTTGGCAGTTTCCAGCAAGCGCTTGACTTCACGCCAAAGAACTCGATTAAGGGGCTTGAGGAGTACGCCAGGGCGTTACGCAACCTGCGTGACCGGACTGACCTAACAGCAGCTGGTACTCAGCAACTTACTGACCGACTTGGCGCAGTTGATGCCGCACTACGCCAAGCTCGTCAAACAACCGCAGAAGCCACTGCAGAGCAACGGCGATTCAATGAAGCGCTCGATAAGGCTGCGCTGCAACGGTTTTCAGAACAGGCCCGCGGTTTTGCCGCCGGACTGCGAGAACAGGCGAAGGCAGCTGCAGCCAATGCTGATCAGTTCCGCAGGATGCGGGAACAGGCCGAGGGAGCTGCAAAAGCTGTAGCCGGTCTTGCCGCCAAGGGGGTTGGTGAAGCGTTGAAGGTGCCGATTTTTGGCCTACCCAAGAACGTCACGGGAACATTTGATAAAGCGCGTGCTCAGATCGAGCGACTGCAGAAGCAGGCTGAAACAGCAAGCGGCAAGGTCGCACGCCTAAGTGAAGGCGTCGCTGTACTTGGCGCTGGTGGTGTTGCTGCCAAAGGCGTTATTGATGTGCTTGGCGGGATCGGAGGTGCAGCCTCCGAAACCACCGGCATCCTCAATCAGGTACAGCAGGCGCTGGCCTCACTGCCAGGTCCACTTAAGGGACTTGGCGGATTAGACGATGTGTTTGCCAGTGGAGCCCAAGCAGTCTCTAACTGGGCGGCCAGCATTCTGCAAGCACAGGGCGAACTATCAACATTGTCCGCCCCGCTTGAGGCGGTCACCAACTCCCTTGGCGCTCTTGGTCCTGAGGCGGTTGCGGTTGGCGGTGCGCTGGCGTTTACCTTCGCCGGCTTCCAAGACCTGATCGCCGAGAGCTTCAAGCCCGGTGTTGATGGAGCGCGGGCTGCCCTCAAGGGGATGACGGCTGACACGCAGGCGTTGCTTGAGGCATTAGCGCGTGCATCAGAGGCAGCAAGCGGCATTGCATCGCTACAAGACCTCCGCATTGCTGAGAAGGACGCTACGGATCGGGTTAAGGCCAATCCAGTTGGCAGTGATGAAAACCTCCAGGCCAGCCGAGAGTTACTAGAAATTCAGCGCCGGATTAAGGAGGAGCTGCAGGCGCAGTTCTATCAAGATCAGTCGCTGCTGGTGAGTGAGCGTGAGCGTGCGCGTATCGCGCAGCAGCTGCTAGACGCTGCCAAGCCCTCTGGCCCGCTGGCGCTGCCGAGCAGCCAGATGCTCAATGCAGAGGGCCGCGGCATTCGCCGTTTGGCACCTGAGGTTGGACCTGCGATTGACGTAGGCATCCAGAGCGCCCGGAACTTCACCGCCGAGCTACTCAATGCAGCCCGTGCAGGTGGTGAGCTGCCCCCGATCTTTGGCCAAATCGGGCTGAGTCTGGAGTCGTTAAATGAGCTAGTTGCAGAGCAGACACAGGGCTACAAGTTTCAAAACGAGCTGTTGCAGGACCAGCTGGCGCTTGAGCAGCAATTACGCGCTGCGGAAGAGCAGCGTTCCCGCGACGCCCGCGCCCGTCTGGCGCAAGGCGTACAGGATCGGAAGCAACGCGCCCGACTCGCCAGTGAGGCTCTTCTCCAGAGCCAACCATCACCGAGGCTATTCGGCATAGACGATGACGCGAAGAAAAAACTCAAGGGTGCAGTTGGTAGCGGACTAATCGGCGGCGCGTTCCCGCTGTTGTTTGGCCAGGGACTGGGCGCCAGTGTGGGCGGCGGCGTTTTGGGCGCCGCTGGCGGTGCGATGGGCGGTCAGTTTGGCTTTGGCCTCTCATTGATCGGTACTGCGCTGGGCCAGCAGGTTGATCAGGCGGTGGGGCGTCTGAGCCTGCTTGGTTCGGCGTTGAACGACCCCATCGGCAAGTTTCAGCAGTTAGCTGAGGCTGGCTTAATCTCCTCAAAAGCCCTTGAGAAGAACATTGCGGCCCTGATTGCCAACGGGAAAGAAGCCGAGGCCGCTGCTCGCATACAGCTGGACATTGCGCAGCAGTTCGGAGACAGTACCGAAATAGAAGCGCTTGCCAGTGCATCAGACGAGTTGCAGAAGGCATTTGCGAGCGCTTCTGCGGTACTTGTGAAGTTTGTAGCTGGGCCGCTAACTGATTTTATCGACAAACTGGCGCTCATCTTCCAGCTGATTGGCCAACGCGGGATAGTTGACGAGCGGGTGCGGCAGCTCGGCCTGAGCACTCCAGAACGCACCTCCCTAGTTGCCGAGGCCCGCAACAATGTCGGAGGCGACCCTCGCAAGTTGTACGAGGAAGTCAATCGTCTTCTTGATGAGCGCTACGGCAAGACAAAGCAAGTTATTGATGCTGAGAACGCGATCCTTGCAGCGCTCGGCCGCCAAGCGGAACTGCGATCCAACAGCTACCGCCAGATTGATGCAGAGGCGTTTGGTAACAGACGGCTGAAGCTGGAGAAAGAGATTGAAGCGGTTGAGCTGCGGCGGCGCGAGTCACTAGCGAAGCCTGATCTTGCCCCAGATGCTTCTGCGGAGATCAACCGCAAGGCGGCCGAGGACACCTACAGGCTTAAGCAGGACATTGCTCGTTTCGACCGTGAGACTTGGGCGCAGAACATTGCTGCCGCCAACCAGCTCAAGAGCATCCAAGAGGATATTGCGATTGAGCAGCAACGTGGCAGCCTCACCGGCACCGGCATTGGTGCGCTGCAGTCGGTCAAGGCACTAGAGGATGCCAAGCGTGCTGAGCAGGACGCTCAGGCTGCGTTGCGCGCCAACCCAGGCAGCACCGATCTGCTGAATGCTTCCAAGCTCGCGGCCGAGAACGTCAAGCTGGCTGCTGCCAAAACCAAGGCCGATCTACAAGATGCCTTCAAGTCAGCTCAGGATGCTGTCAAGAGCATCAGCCGGGGCATTGAAGACAGTGTGGCTGCCTTGCAAGAGCTGCAGAACACTGGCGGCAGTGGCCTCAATAAGTTTCTCAGCCCGCAGCAGGTCGCTGATCGTCAAGCTGCTGTTGGTAACCAGTTGCGCCCTGAGGCTGATGCCCTTGCTAATCAGCTCGGCATTCGCTTCCAGACACGTGGCACCCGCGAGCAGATCAATCAGCAGACGCTGGACTTCATCAAAGCTGCTCGCCAAGAACTACGGATGGGCCAAGACCTCAATCAGGCACAGCAGATTGATCTTCCCAGAGCAACCAACGACCTAGCTGTTGTTAGCGAATCTCTCGTCAAGGTCAACTCTGCCCTAGCTGACGCCACCAACAACCTCGCCCAGAAAGACTGGGCTGTGAACGTATCGGTCAATGCCAACACCGGCGACTACGCCGTCAACCTCGGTTAGCCATGAGCGTTTCCATCGGAGCCTTCACCACCAGCAAGCTCTTGGCCCAGCCCTACGGCTACCAAGAGACCGGTACTAGCGATGGCCTGACCGCTCGCTCATGGCGCGTCAGCGGCCTGCTGACCAGCACTGAGTGGCAGTCGCTGATCAGCGTCTACAACACTTGGCGCGATGCACGCATCCAAGACGCCGACAGCGTGGCGGCCAACAGCATTGGCACCACCGTCAGCTTGACCGCCAGCGCCAATGGCCTCACTTGGAGCGGCATCAGCTGCTGGTTCACCAGTGCCCCCAGCGGTGAGCAAGCCGGCCGCTACATCCAGGCCAGCGTTGAACTCGTTGATGCAGCCCAAGCGCTGCAGGTCGCACTGCGGCAAAAAGAGAAGAGTAAAAGCGCCGAAGACAGACCCGCAATTGGGACGTTCACCCTTGGCGGCTGCACGCTAACCCTGCTGCGTCCGCCGGTGACCTATCAAGACGTGCCGCAAATGCAGCTGACCGCTGCAGGCACCAGCTACATCACCGGGCCGTTGACGGCAACCAAGGTATATGCGCTGGAAGGTGAAACCAATGCTGCGGGTTGGACAGCGCTGCAAACGTGGTTTGAAAGCACCGTTGGCACCACACCAGCAGCCGGTGCCTACTTTCCCTTGGGCGCACCAACAGCAACAGCAGCCAATGACGTGGTGAACGGCTTGAAGGTCATCACGTACACGGTTTCGCTCAGCGTTGGAGTTGCTCAATGACGGTTGATGTTCGCGCCAAGGTTTTCTGCAACCTGGGCACCGTCATCCAAGGCAACTTGGCCGATGAATCCCTCAGTGCCGGCCAGGGGCTGATCACTTGCCGGGGGCAAGTAGTGCTGAACGGCCTCAGCACCCCTGATGTGGGCAGCATCGTCAATTTTGGCTGGGTCCGTGGCAACACGATTGCCCGCATCCCCCGCACGCTGCGGGTGTTGAGCAGCTTTGCCGATCCCTTTCGCGGCACCACCACGGTGCAACTGGGGGACAAGCTTGTCTACTTGGCCAATTTGAAGGGCAAGAAGGCGCAAGAGGAGACCCCAGCGCAAGACGGCAGCAACGGTCCCGACCCAGCCGACTACCCCAGCAGCGACTACACCTACAACCAAGCCAACGCCTGTTACCTGCCCAAAGCGGGCGCCAAGCCGTTCAACTTTTCCACCCCTGATGCAGCCAACAAGCTGACGGTGCGGGAGGAGTATGCGCTCGCCCCTGCCAAGGTGATGGGGCGTGCCCCCTTGGGCATCAGCGCATCGTCGGTGCTGAGTAAGTGCTGCGCCGCGTTGGGTTTGGCCCGCTCTGGCCTGCCGCTTACCAACGTCTACCAAGACGACTTTGATCTCAGCTCCGGCTACGTCAGCGTCATTGATCAGCTGCTGAGCAGTGAGTCGCTGTTTGGCTACCTGAGCGAGAGCGAAACGCTGCAGATCGTCAGCTTTGAGGGCTTTGGCAGCGGGCCGCTGATCACCACCAACGACCTGATCGACCTCAGCGGCATTAACCAAGGCATCCTCCCTGGCCAGCTGATCAGCGTCAGCTTCGACTACAAGCGCCTGAAGGACACCGCTGCTGATAAAGCAAAAGATGAGCTGAACGAGAAACAAAGCGCTGAGCAGACGGCTAACGATCCCAACGCCACGGCAGAGCAGAAAGCGGCAGCCCAGCAAAAGCTCAAAAACATTAGCCAGGCAGAACGCCAGCGCAACTGGGAAGAGGATCAAAGTGTTACTTACGATCAGCGCTACACGTTCACCGTTGAGAATGACGCCGGCGCCACGGTGTATAGCGCCACCTTTAGCCATAACCCAACCACGCTGACAACGACCACCTACGACGACAGCAACTACGTCAAGCTGCGCCGCTCAGTAGAGAAGCGCATTGTGGCCAGTGAGGTTGGCACAATTTTGCAGGCTGTGATCAACGCCAAGTTTGCAGCCAATGAGATTGGTGGTGCGCAGACCGGTTCTGCTGACACGATTTTGCGTCAGGTAGCCGAAAGCGAGCTGGAGTTCGTAACCGAGGAGACCTTTGAGTATGAGGACGTTAAAGAGGAAGCCACCAGCGAACCGCAAGCGTTGCCACCAGACAAACTGTGCCCGGACCCTGCTGGTGAGCAGCGCGTCGTTGATGAAGACGCGCAGAAACCAAAGACCGTTGAGAAGCGGCAACTGAAGAGTGTTGTCAGTCGCTACGAGCCACTGTGCAGCATGTTGGCGAAGATGAATATCAGCGGCTACGACTTCAGCACCTACAACCTCAACAGTCTGCCGAAAACGCCATACCTGTCAGAGCAGACGATTACTTACTACGACACCAACGAGCCCACCGGACAAACCAAAACACGGGTGGACCGTTACGTGGCCTATGCCATGAGCATTGACGGCCAGCAGTACATCGCTGAAAAGGGCAAGAACGTCACAACAAACGCTCAGCTCAGCAGTTTGCTGCAGCAAGCAATCCAGCTGGTGTTCAGCCACACCGAAGTCAGCCTGCAGCGTGACCGCACCTTTGGCTTGCAGCAGCGGCCCACCACCGAACAACTCCAGGCCGACGACAAGGAAAAGGATGCCCCGGTGGGGGCGGGGGACGATCAAGGCCAACAGAAGGCCGAGCTGGAGCAGAAAAACAGCACGGTGGAAACCGCTCCCAAAACTGAAGTGGCCATGCCCTTGGCCTCAGACGACGCCGTGGTGTGGACGGCTAGCAATGGCTACGAGTTCAAGGGCAGCAATGCCGCCTCGATGGCGATGCGTTATGCCCGCACCATTAATGCCCTGTTGCGGGGCAACCGCGCTGGGGTCTCGCTGCAACTGGCGGCCACCGGGATGCCGCTCTACCCGTTGTCCACGGTCTACCTGCAAGCGGGCGGGCTGACCGCCAGCTACAAGAGCAACGGCATGAGCTGGTCGTTTAACAGCGACGGCATCCTCTGCGCCATGGATGCGTTGTTTGTCAGCGGCATCAGTGGCACCGGCAGTCGCTGGTTCCCCGTTGCCCCAGGGATCACGACCTTGCCAAGCAATCCGGCGGTGACGACCGCAACGGCCGCACCCGCCAACAGCACCAGCACGCCCAACGGTTTCAATCCGGCGGCACCGGGCGCGATCTTCAGCAGCCTGCCCACGGGCCAAGCGCCGGTGTTCGCCAACAGCATTGCCCCCACCAGTGGTGTGCCAGTGGTGACGGAGACCGTGCGTGTGGTGGCAGGCACACGCAGCATCGTGTCGGTGCTGCCGCGTGACTACGCACTGACCTTGCCCACCGCAACGGTGGCGCTGATCACCAAGCCCAAGGTGACGGTTGGCCCGCGCTTGGCGGCAGATGCCGCTGCCGTGTCAGTAAGCGGAGAAGCGGTCAGCCTCAAGCGTGGCTACCGCCTGGCGAGTGCTGCAGGCAGCTTCGCTGTCAGCGGTTTGGGTGCAGGCAGCGTGCGCACCTACGGCATCGGAACCAATGCAGGGGCGTTCAACCTCGGCGGCCAAACGGCCCTGCTGACGCGCAGCAACAGCCCGCTCAATGCCGAAGCCGGCAGCGTTGTGCTGAGCGGCCAGGACTCTCAATCACGGGTTGGCATCAACCTCTCAGCGGCAGCCGGCAGCTTTGCCCTCACCGGCCAGAGCGCCAGCAAGCTGCAGTCGTCTGTACTCGCGGCTGGTGTCGCCACCCTGACGGCAAGCGGTCAAAGTGCGTCGCTGGCCTACGTGTCTCCCAACTTCAAGATCCTGACTTACACCGGCAATGGCACAAGCACGAACGCCATCACAGGTGTGGGCTTCAAGCCAGGTCTGGTTTGGAGCAAACGCATTTCAGGCAGTGCCGAACACCACGCCCTCTACCACGCAATTTCCAACCCCATAGCGTCTGGCGATTCGTACTACGGCCTGCTGACTAGCTATGGAGGAGCTAATTCATCCGGTACGCCATGGCTGACCTACGACAGCGCAGGCTTCACATTAAAGCAAAGCTCTTTTAGCAATACCAATGGCGTTCAATATTGGGCCATGTGTTTCAAGGAAGGCGGCACTGCGGTAAGCAACACAGACGGAGCCTTGGCCACAACAGTAAGCGTCAACAGTGCCCTCAAGTTTTCACAGTTCAAGTATGACCCCAATGGATCTACCACTACTATCGGTCACGGCCTTGGTGTCACGCCAGAGCTTGTGTTCGCATTTGTGGCGGGATACAGCTCCGGGGTCTATGTCGGTGGCAGCGTCATTGGCGACAACAACTACCTTGTGCATGGAAGCACAGCGGAAGCAAGCACCCTCACCAGCTCATTTAAGTCGTTCAGCTCTACGACAATTGGCATTGGAAGCTTTTTTGGGATCAACAGGGCAGAGGCATCGTGGGCCTACGGCTGGGCGTTTGCTTCATCTCCCGGCATCAGCAAGATCGGCACCTTCACCGGTAACGGCAGCGCCACGCAAGCAATCACAGGTCTTGGCTTCCCCCCGAGCTTTGTGATGGTGAAGTCTTACAGCGGCGGCACCAGTGACTGGGTGATGTTCACCAGCGGCCGTGATGGACGCTTTTTTGCGAACACCACTGCAGTTGAGCAGGCCACCGATTACATCACCTTTGATAGCGACGGCTTCACTTTAGAAAGCGGAGCAAGCGTCAATAGCTCCGGGGTTTCTTACTTCTACTTGGCGTTCCGTTAAGGGAGGCAACCTAGCTCCAAAGCCCTGCGTACATGGCCGCGTTCAACAAGTTCAATAGCTTTGTGGAGGCGCTGGCAGAGAAGGTTCACAACCTTGGCAGCGACACCTTGAAGGTGATGCTCACCAACACCGCCCCGGTGGCTGCCAATAGCGTCAAGGCAGACATCACAGAGATCTCCGCGGGTAACGGCTACACCGCCGGTGGCAACACCGCCTCGGTCACCAGTTCTGCGCAGACCTCCGGCACCTACAAGCTGGTGCTGGGCGACCCGGCCACTTGGACAGCCAGCGGCGGCAGCATTGGCCCCTTCCGCTATGCCGTTCTCTACAACGACACCGCAACCAATAAGGAGCTGATCGGCTGGTGGGACTACGGCTCCGCTCTGACCTTGGCCGCTGGTGAGTCCTTCACCGTTGACTTCGATCCGACCACCGGCGTTCTGACCCTGGCCTGATGGCACTGACGACAACGATTAGCACCAAGGAACTGCAACGCCAAGCCGCTGCAGCCTTTGAAGGTCAGACCTACACGGTCTTCTTGGCCAAAAACAGCGGCACTCTTACCGCTGAATCCACAGCCAGCGCCTGGATTGCAGTCAAGATGTCGGGCAACGGCTATGCCGATGCCACCGGCACCGTGGCAACAGGTGCTTACTCCTCTGGCAACGCTCGCTATGAGCTGCCAGTGATCAATGCCACCTTCACGGCAACCGGTGCTGGCTACACCTACGACACGGTGTGCATCAGGATCGGCACCGCGACCTACCTGCACAGCCTGCTGGTAGAGACGCCGAGCATCACGATGGCCGCCGGTCAAACCAAGACCTACACGATCACCTTGGCTGTGGATGACTGAGGGGCCGCATGAGCACGAACATCCGCGTTGATGTCACGCTCCAGCGCCTGCAAGAGCAAAGCCGTCAAGCCACTGAGCAGAACCGCCGCGAACGCCAAGAACGCGAAGACGCCCTTCAGCAATCGGGGCTGACCCCTGCAGGTAATCAAAACGCAGCGGATGATCCTGCGGCCCAAGCCAACGCTGTCGCTCGGCAGAGCAGCATGGGCACGGACCCCAGCCGCGCCAAAGGCGAGTCACCGTTTAATGAACGGCGCCCTGCAGCACAGCGTCTTGGCGCCCCGTCCATCGTCGGTGTTCAGTACATCGTTGATTACGACCTAGCGCCGTCTGGTGTGCGCAGGATCACGGTGGGTGTGCCAGGGCTTCAATTTAAGGCTGAACATGTTTTCTCTGAGTACCCAACCACAGCTGCCAACACAAACCTTGATTTGCCAGCAGATGTATATGTGCCCGCCGGTGGGGTGAACCCCGGTCTGGCAACTGTTGGCGGGGTGGTTCCGCCGGCTGTGTTTCAGTCAACAGGCTTGACAATTAACTATTACCCTTTCAGCGATGAAAGATTGTATGACCTTAGTGCGCCGCTGTGCCTACCGCTCAACGCGCAGGCGACAATCTTTGTTTGGGACTATCACTTAGCGAAGCATCAAGTTATTTTGGCCAGAGAGACCGAACGAGCTTCGCAGGCTGTTGATGCTCGACAAGATGAGCTTGGCCGCACAATATATAACCGCCTCAACGACTACACAAACGACTTTACCTACAACAACGACGACTTCAAGGTAGCAAGGAGCACCCTTTGCTTTCTTGTGACGCCAAAGGGCGTCAAGCCGATTGCTACACCTGCCGCGTTCCTAAACGCTTTGTATAGCCGGCGGCCCACCGCGTCTAGGACGGGCTCGATTGATGTCCTTCAGAAGATCACGTACCAGACCAAAGACACAGTTCTGTTCTGGGGCAGCTTGGTTGATACCGAGGTGACCATTCCAGAGCAGCGGACGTATCAAAGCGTTGCGGGATTCCAGGCAAGCAAATGGAATCAAACGTACACAGGCCCCGGCATGGGGCTAGCAATTCAGTTCGGCATTGGCAGTCTTTTGGATAACACTCACGGCACCGCCAGTCGCGACTATTTCAGCGGCAGTGTTTACCAGTGGCTGACAAAGCCTATGGACTTATCGAACGAGGAAAGTTTAGACTACAGCTATATCAGAGCGCTAATTTCCGATTTCCCAGGGCGCTACATCACCAGTGTCGCTGGGTTCCCAAGTGACCCTCCCCCCACCTACAGACCCGACCAACAGAACTTTGGCATTGCCAAGAAAGCACCGTTGAAATACACAGGCACACCCATGAGCTATGAGGATTTCATCTGGACTAGCCAGTACAAGTTCCCGGCCAACGGCGCACCGCCGTCACAGCTGGCGTACTGCTGGAACTGGGATGACGAGCAATACTGCCGCCGGCAGCTGCTGGCGCTTGGCTTTAAGTCGTCTGATTTTGTCCTATGAACCCCGCCAACGCAGCCCTAGAAAAACTGAAGCAGCAGATGGCTGCGGTGATCAAGTTCAACCGTGAGCAGCGGCTGAAACGAGAGAAAGAGATACAGCTACGTTTACAGCAACTCAAGTCTCGCTAACCCTGTGCCGACCCTTCCCTTTGTTCAAGCGCCTGAGGCACCAGCACTGCGCCGGCTTGGCACACCAGCGAGCGGCATTTTGGAGATGCCGGTGCTGGGCGGTCTGACGGTGGGTGAGTCTGCAGTCGTCAGTGAGCTATTGGCTGCGGAGCAAAGTGCCTTTGTCAAAGGTGCCCAGATTGCAGATGCGATTGCCAAGGCAGAAGAGATCAGCATCAGCGAGGCGTTCAGCATCATTGAGAGCGCGATCAGCGGCAAAGCGTTAGAGCCTGAAGCAGAAGCGATTCGCACGCGCCATGCCGCACAGATTGAGCAGGTGGCTCGGGTGTACGCCAGTGCCGGCCAGCGCAACATGGAGGCCACCGTCACGGCTTTAATCCGCTGCCGCTGCAACCTCAGCGATTGGGGTGTGGAAGACACGCGCCAGATGCACCGCGCCCTGTTCAACGCGATCTGGGCCTTGGCGCAGGAGGAGCAGGAAGCGGAGGCGATGCCGAATGAGCCGCCCACGGAGGAGGAGCTGGGAAAGCAGCCGCCGGCGGATGGCGCCGGGGCGAAACGGACTGGGCGGCGATCTTCTACGACCTAGCCAACGGCTACCCCAGCCAGTTCCCCAGGCACACCTACAACCACGAGTTGCGGGTGGTGGTGCTGCGGGCGTGGAAAGAGTTGCAGCGCATCCGCCGCGAGCAGGTGCAGCTGCAGGAGCTGCCCGTCGCTCAGCTGGCGGCGCTGCTGGCCAACGTCAACCGCGACCCCAAAAAGGGCAAGCCGTTCTCGCTCAATGACTTCACGCTGTTTGCCGAGGAGCGCAAGGAAGACGGTGTGCTCAGCCCCGAGGTAGCCGCCGTTGCTCTAGAGCTGCGCCATGAAGACAAGGCCCCACCGCTGCTGATCACCTGCTGGCCTCAGGTGTTGGCCAGCGTCAAAGACGGCACAAAGGTGCCCACTCAACGGGCACTGCGCAGTGATGACGATGCGGTCTGGGTGTTGGCCCCCAGCTGGGAGGGCAGCAACGTGCGCGGCGGATTGGTGCTTGTTCGTGGGCGGATCAGCGGCACCGTCGTCCTACGCGACCTTGACAAGCCACTGTTGAGCTTCCGCTTCAAGCTGCCGGAACGCCCTGGCTTCGGCTGGATGGAAGCCGGTTGCCTACTCGTCGCGCAGGAAATCTAGGTCCATGGACGTGCTCACCCTGCGAACCGAGCTAGAGACCGTCCTGGTGAACTACCTGGGCGCATACACGCTCGCCAATGGCGTCAAGACGCCGGCGATCTCGGTGCGTGCTGCCGGTGAGAGCTTGCCTCCCAACACCGCCGTGCGGGGGCTAGAGGTAGTGATTCTGCGGGAGCCGGAACTGGTGCCGGTGCGGCAGTACCGCCGCGAGCAAGCGTTTAGCCGCTGGACCCTGTATCTGGTGGATTGGAGCGGTGACACCAGCCTTCAGGAAGTGGGCGGTGTGCTGATCTCGCAGTACCCCGGCAGTAATGCGGTAGCGATCAATGTCCCCCGTGGTGTGGGGCCAAGATCGCAGATGCGCGTTGACATCCAGACCGACCCTGAGGCATAGCGCCGGAAACCTTGGGTATGGCGATCACACCCGCGAGCTACAACATCCGCCCGCAACGGCGGGCTGACTATCCGCTGGCGGTGCAGTTCAAAACCAGCGCCGGCACTGGCATGAACATCACCGGTTGGACGGTGTTGGCCCAGGTGTGGGATAAGACGCGGACAACGAAATACGGCGACTTCACGGTGAGCGTGACTGCTGCCGCCACCGGCAATGTCACCTTGACGCTGCCCTACACCGTGACGGCAACGCTGCCCGATGAGTGCCGCTACGACGTGATGCTGATCAATGGCAGCGGTTTGCGGGAGTTTTACTTACAGGGCATCGTGCGCCCCAGTGAGGGCTACACCGCACCGGCGTAATGACGAACATCGTTGAGGTCAGCAGCACCGGTCAAGTCCTTGTTGCTGAGGTTGCGGCACAAGCGATTGAGGTCACTGCACCGACCGCACCGCTAACGGTTGAGGTGCAAACCGCTGGCCCGCAAGGTCCAACGGCAACGCTTGGCCTGAATGACCTGACTGATGTGAACACCACCGCCAAGGTGGGTGGCAGCGTCTTGTATTACGACGCCGCTGCTGGTGAGTGGAAAGGCAACGACATCAACACCGTGATCACGCTGACGGACGGCGGCAATTTCTGAGGTGTCACCGGAAACCTAGGCGCAACGCAGTGTCTAGCCCGGAGTCATGGCCGCAACGATCCGCATTAAGCGCTCTACGGGGAGCAGCGCACCCGCGAGCCTGGCCAATGCGGAACTTGCCTACGCCGAGGGCAGTGGCGTTGGGTACATCGGGGTAGGCACCGGCGGTGCAGGCGGAACTGCAACCAGCGTGGTTGCTGCGTTTGGCCCCGGCGCCTTTGTTGGCCTCAGCGGCACGCAGACGATCACCGGTGACAAGACCTTTAGCGGCAACGTCACTCTCGGCTCCGGCGCTACGGCAACCACGCCGACCAACGGCGACAGCAGCACCAAAGTGGCGACCACGGCGTTTGTGCAGAACGCCATCAGCAGCTTTGGCGTCGGCACGGTCACCAGTGTTGGCCTGAGCCTGCCCACCAGCATCTTTGATGTGTCCGGTTCGCCGGTCACCGGTAGCGGCACCCTCACTGCCACGCTCGATAACCAGACGGCCAACTATGTCTGGGCGGGTCCGACAACCGGTGCTGCTGCAGCGCCGACCTTCCGCGCCTTGGTGGCAGCCGATCTGCCTGATCTGTCCGGCAGTTATCTACCGATCAGTGGCGGCACGATCAGCAGCAACCTGACGATCTCTGGTGATCTGACGGTCAACGGCACGACAACCACCATCAACAGCACCACCCTTGCCGTTGATGACAAGAACATCATCCTTGGCGATATTGCCTCGCCAACCGACAGCACAGCAGACGGCGGTGGCATCACCCTCAAGGGAGCAACGGACAAGACCTTTAGCTGGAGCAACGCCACCGATAGCTGGACCTCCAGCGAAGACATCGACGTTGCCAGCGGCAAGGTCTACCGCGTCAACGGCATCACGGTTCTTACTGGCAGCAGCCTTGGCACCGGTGTCACCGGCTCCAGCCTCACCAGCGTCGGCACCCTAACCAGCGGCACCTGGAACGCCAACACCATCGGCGTGGCCTACGGCGGTACTGGCGCCACCACCCTCACCGGTCTGGTGAAAGGCAACGGCACCAGCGCGTTTACCGCAGCAGTGGCCGGCACCGATTACCTCAGCCCCAGCTCTGAAATAGATGGCGGTTCGTATTGATCGACGGCCGGCAACTTAGGCAGTCCGGCTAGATAGCCACTCGGACGGCCACATGGCAAACACGATCAAGCTCAAGAGTTCTGCAGTTGCTGGCAAGGTGCCAACCACCGGCGACTTGGCGCTGCGGGAGCTTGGCATCAACACCTACGACGGCGCTTTGTATATGAAGCGCAACCAAGGGTCTGATGAGATCGTGCGGATCGCTTTTGCGAACCAAGACTATGGGCTGATCACGGGTAGCACCAGCGGGACGTTGGACTATGGCGCCCTCACCTGATGCCTACCCAAGTACAGAACCGTCGCGGCACCACTGCTGAGCACAGCACCTTCACGGGTGCGAATGGCGAGCTGACGGTTGACACCACGAAGAAGACTGTGGTGGTGCATGACGGCACAACCGCTGGGGGTGTGCCGTTGATGCGTGAAAGCGGAACGCAGGATTTCACCACCTCAGGCAATGTCACTCTTACCAATCAAGCTGACCTTCGCCTAGGCGAGGCCACCGCCAATGGATCGCACTATGTAGCGTTCCAAGCGCCATCAAGTGTCGCCAGCAATGTCACTTGGACCCTGCCGGCAGCAGACGGCACAAGTGGCCAAGTATTGGGCACAAATGGCTCAGGAACACTGAGCTGGACAAGCGCTGGCAGTTTCACTATCACCGTTACATCAACAAGTAAAACACTCGCCAATAAGGAGCGATGCACGATTACGGCATCAGGTCAGACATTGACGTTACCAGCATCGCCCACAGCAGGAGATGAGGTGGCGGTAACTGTTGCCGGCACATTTACTGATACAACCATCGCCAGGAACGGCACAAACATTATGTCTCTCGCGGAAAACATGACCATTGACAAGGGTGACATCACTGTCACTCTTTACTACGTTGATGCCACTCGTGGCTGGAGGGTGA